GACGAGGCAATGGCACTACACGATGCGTTGCATGAAGCAATAGAAAGCGACGAAATAGATGGCTAAAATACAGGGTAGTTTCGATATCTTGGCGGTTGGCGGCACAGAGATTGGCACCACATTACCAGTAGCAGACGCGGCGATGGCAGCGAGGAAAAAGACGCTCGTTTCAGGGACTGCTGTATATATAGCCAATCCAATGGCAAGTCTGGCCAATGCAGGTAAGTACGCTACAGGCGAGATTACACCCACTGAAGACTACGAGTACCTGAAGGTGTGTGTAATGCTCGAGACCGCAGGCGCACGTTCAGGCACGCCTACAATTGACGTGTGGTATCTGCACACGAGAGATGGCACAAACTACGACTCGGCAGACACCACACCATTTCCGATCAATCGAGCCGCAGACTTGACATTGACGTTCACCACGTCCACCGGACTCGAGATCGTTACCCAGACATTCCGCAAGCCAGCGGCAGGCAAATATAAGCTGTTGTTCCGCAACTCTACGGGGCAAACGCTGGCGAGCGGATCAATCCTATATACACCCGAGGGGTCTGTAGTATGACTGGCACCACAGTATTGACAGAATCAGAGGAGGACAAACAAGAGACTAGAAACGAGCGTATGTTGCAATTCGTGATTGACTGCATCGCTCGTCGTCTTTATCCAGGCCAAATAAAGACGGCATTTGCCAAGGAATTTGACTGTGCTCCCAGGTCTGCTGAGCGATGGATGACGCGGGCAAAAGAGGCACTGAAGGCTCAAGCAGGACAGGATGTGGCTGACTTTCGAGCCGATGCAATTGCGTTTTACAACATGATATTGGCATCACAGGAGACGCCAATTGTACATCGTCTCAAAGCAATGGATCAGCTTACTATATTAGTTGGAGCGAACGCACCAACCAAGGTCGCTGCAACGGACACAAGAGGCAACGACATCATGGGCATGGACCCAGCGACCAGACGTAAGGCTTTACTCGAGACGGTAGACAGAGCCAATGACACTAGTACGATTGCCACCACAGATACCGATCCAGATAGTTGGTCCGCGGGAGATAATCCACACGATCAATGAGCGGGTTGCGGACGCTCGTATGTATGGCCACGATTACGAGCTGACAGAGAAGGAAGAGTGGCAGATCATTGAGTTTACCCGTCCGGATCTCTATGGATGGGCTAAGTATTTCTTCCCGCACTACCTGACAGATCCACCGTCGCTCATGCATCGGTGGATGGTCCGAAGGCTGCAAGAGCAGCACTTATCACGTGGGTGTAAGACTGCAATCGTGGCACCACGATCAGGAGCGAAAACAACCTGGATCTCCAAACTGTATCCGCTCTACCTGATAGCCGAGGAGCTCGAAAGCTACCTACTGATTGTCTCTGACACGCTCGGTCAAGCCAAGAAGATACTAGCCTCAATTAAGCATGAGATCGAGGAAAACTCGGAGCTGGCCAAGTACTATCCACGACTCGCAGGCAAGGGTACTGTTTGGAATACTACTGAGCTACAGACACGGACAGGGATCCGTGTTGAGGTCATGGGTGCTGGCACCTCATCGCGAGGCTCCACATTCCGCAATCACAGGCCCACCCTGATCGTGATTGACGACCTGCTAAATGATGACGCGGCACGGTCTGAGACGCAGCGGGAGAATCTCTGGGAGTGGTTCACTCGAGCCTTGATGCACATGGGCACTCGAGAGAGTAACGTCTATTTTGTTGGCACCGCATTACACAGGGACGATGCTCTTCAGCGGCTCAAGAAAACACCCGGCTGGCAGTTCCACGAGTTCAAATCTCTAATCAGGGAGCCTCTCAGGCAAGACCTCTGGGACGAGTGGAAGCGTATCCATAACGACCCGCTAAACAAGCAGAGAGACGCACAATCACTCGCCTACTACAGAGCCAACGAGCACGAGATGACTCGAGGCTCACTTGTCCTCTGGCCCGAGCGAGAATCTATCTATGACCTGATGGTATTTCGCCAGACTAGCGAATCGTCTTTCCAATCGGAGAAGCAGGGCAACCCAACAGCTGCGTCAAAGGCCGAGTGGTCAGATACGTGTTTTCCTGCTGGGATATGGTTTTCAGACTGGCCCAAAATGCGGATCAAGGTCTGTGCACTGGATCCATCTAAAGGCAAGACAGACACGAGTGACTACTCTGCGATTGTGTCGATTGGTCTGGGTTACGACGGCCTAATCTATATCGATGCAGACATGGAGCGACGAGACACAACGACGATGGTCGAGGACTGCATTGGAGTCTATAGGTCTTTTGAGCCGGACCTATTTCTGGTCGAGATCAACCAGTTTCAGGAGCTGTTGATCAACGAATTTGCACGACGAGCACGAGAGTTGGGGATAATTATTCCAACGGGATCGGTCCAAAATACGACCAACAAGGACACTCGTATTAGGATGATCGGCCCGTATTTGAGAAATGGAATATTGAGGTTCAAGTCGAATAGTCGTGGTGCCTCGATACTAGTCGAGCAGCTGCGGGAATTTCCGTTTGGGTCACATGACGACGGACCCGATGCGTTACAAATGGCGATTGAGGGGTTGCGGCACATAACCGCCAGCGAACAGAATAATACGCCGGAAACCGAGTGTTACACCTAGATTCACTCGCCATACGAGGCGCATTTTACGGATTATAAAAAGAGGGAAATAAAATGAGTGTAATTATTGAATCATGGGGCGATGTGGTGCCACAGTCAGATTTGTGGTCGAGTGGCGGCTCGTGGTCTGACGGCACCTATCAGTCAAGGCTAGTCCGTACAGTAACGGACAAGACTGATCGGGATGAGGGGCGATTTTTGCCCTACTACCAGACTGAGCAGGATCTACGGGTTATCCGAGCTGTCGGCAGGACACTCTACGCCTACGCGATGCCGATTATCTCGGCTATCGAAAATCTAGCAAACTACACGATCGGCAAGGGGCTTGTGGTGACAGCAGCTTGCACGACTGGGGTTGATCCAGCGAGCTATGCAAAGCTAGTGACTCACGTCCAGCGTGAGATTGACAAGCTGATGGACGGATGTAACTACTACGGTGGGCTAGATCGAGAGCTGCTCACCCAGGCGGTTGTCGATGGCGAGGTGTTCGTCGAACTACAGCCGCTCACAGACTGTCGTGAGGTGCGGATTGCACGTGTTGAGCCTGATTTTGTGGCCGAGCCGGCCAACAAACGAGATCTGGAGGACTGGCTAGGGTGCGGTGATCAATACGTATCCTCATGGCTATTCGGAGTCCACACTCGCAAGGATCAACCCGAGCGGGCAAAGGGATATCACATAGTCAGGGATACCCTCGGAGTTGATTGGGACTACGTACCAGCGGACAGACTAGTGCACGTCAAACGCAACGTGCCGAGTGGTGCCAAGCGTGGTGTGAGTGATATCTATCCTGTTGAGCAGGATACGCATCGTGAGCACAAGCTACGTCGCAATATGGCTACAGGGGCCGCTCTTCAGGCTGCGATTGCTTGGATACGTGAGGCCGCTCCTGGGGTGACAGCAGCTGGAGTAAATTCGTTAATTAGCTCAAACGCAGTGGGTACACAGGTGTCGTCCACAGAGCGAGGCACTAGGTCAAGGAGTGCGGTCGAATACAAGCCAGGGACAATACTGGACGTGTCAAGCGGATCCAAATATATCTCAGGCCCGATGGGCTCCGAGCGTGCCTCACACTTTTCACTAGTCGCTCAATACGTACTGAGGTCAATAGGCACTCGCTGGCAGATGCCAGAATACATGATCTCAGGAGATGCCAGCAATGGAAACTACGCATCTACCCTCGTCGCCGAGTCGCCTTTTGTGCGATCTCGCGAGGCGGATCAAGCGGTCTGGTGCCGTGTTACGAGAGAGATTACGCTCAAATCGCTCAAGCTACTCTATGGCATGGGAGTGTTCGCAGAATACGGTATATCGTGGGAGTCGCTACGGAATATCATAGACGTACAAGTGCAAGCCCCAGCGGTGGCCACGAGCAATAAAAACGACATTGCAACCCGTGTAACGCTACTTGTGGAGAAGGGCATCATGAGTCGCCAGACCGCACAGATAGAGTGTGGACTAGACCCAGACGACGAGGAGGCCAACGGTTTAGTCCAGCCCGCTGGTGTGGTCGTTACACCGGCTGGAATGCAGGGTGAGACACCTGTTGGGGGTGAGTTTGCTGCAACAAGTACGCTCCAGTGGAAGCGTAACGCAAAGGCGATAGAGTCAGCACTAGCACGCTTTGCCAACGGCGAGATAAGCCGAGAGATGGCGCTAACCTACATCACAGCCACTGGAATTGCTGCCGATCGAGCTGGCCGATTACTCGATGGTGAGTCAGATCCAGAGGTATCACAGGCGATAGGTGACAGCGACGATGTCCCGCTCCCAGAGTCTGAGCAGACGATGACGCCATTACCCAGCGGAGTGCCGACACTCCAGCAATATACCGAGCAGATAGCGTCTGTGATGGCTGACTTGACCGAGCAGTTAGCAATGGCAACGATCGATGAAGATCGAGAGATGATGAAGAAATTGCAATCGCAAATCAAGGATCTACAACGCAAATCACAGGTAGCGGCAGAGGTACTAGGCATGATCAGCCCATTCAGAGAGGGTGAATAATGGCACCACAAGCCAAGGGTGGATACGCACTCATAGCCACGGCGAATTTCGATCCGGCAGTTGATTTCCCGTGGCTACGAGATGCGGTTGACTGGGTTCTGACGAACGGCGTCATGACCCAGAAAATGCTGCAAACCAAGGCAGCAAAAGCGAAGACGACTAACTTTACGTCGACTGGCATCAATCCGCTCCAGGTAATCCAGGACGTGCGTCTGGCGTTGGCCGATGCAATCCTTGCCGGAGAGAATCGCGACGATTTTAGGCAACGTCTGGCATCACAGCAGATACCTTACCACGGGCACGACGAGGCATTGATCCGCACAGAAACAAAGAACGCCTACCTAGCGACGATGAATCAGGTCATGAAGAAGCCTGTGGTGGCAAGAGTGTTCCCGTTTGTCGAGCTGTACAGTACCATTGACGGTCGCACTCGAGAGCATCACAGGCCGCTCAATGGGCTGGTGATTGAGGTCGGAAG